ACCGAATGGCCGCGGTGCCTTTTGTGTGGGTCCAGAACCAATGAAATTCGAGATACATGGCTTATTTAATGCGTGGGGACCAATAAATAGACTTGCTCACCAAGCTTGGATCCACAAACATGTGGGATCCATTATTGCACGAATTTCCTGAAAGCGTTCATGGTCTTAGGTGCATGCTAGCTGTAAAATATCTCAAAGAGATAGAAAAGACCTACTCTCCGGACACAATCGGATACGATCTTGTTCGTGACCTAATCTCTGTCGTCCGTGCCAGAAACTATGGTGAAGCGTCCAGCAGATATCTACATTTCAACGCCCGCATCGAAAGCACGCCGTCGTCTGAACTTCGACAGCCCGTATGCTGTCCGTGCAGCTGTCCCTATTGTCCGCGCCACAAAGGCAAGGGAATGGGTGAACAGACCCATGAACCGGAAACCAAGATTTTACCGGATGTATCGAAGCTCGGACGTGCCCAGGGGCTGTGAAGGCCCATGTAAGGTGCAATCTTTTGAATCCAGGCACGATGTCTCCCATATTGGTAAGGTGATGTGTATTAGCGACGTTACCCGTGGAACCGGTCTCACACATCGCGTCGGAAAGCGATTCTGTGTGAAGTCCGTCTACGTGCTTGGCAAGATCTGGATGGACGAGAATATCAAGACCAAGAACCACACGAATAGTGTGATGTTTTTCTTGGTGCGTGATCGTCGACCTACGGGTGCGCCACAAGATTTCGGCGAAGTTTTTAATATGTTCGACAACGAACCTAGCACTGCCACTGTTAAGAATATGCATCGTGATCGATATCAAGTGCTCAAAAAATGGCATTCGACTGTGACGGGAGGAACATACGCGTCGAAGGAACAAGCATTAGTTAAACGTTTTATTAGAGTTAATAATTACGTTGTATATAATCAACAAGAGGCCGGCAAGTATGAGAATCATACTGAAAATGCATTAATGTTGTATATGGCCTGTACTCATCCATCAAATCCTGTATATGCGACTTTAAAAATCCGGATCTATTTTTATGATTCGGTAACAAATTAATATGTATTAAGTTTTACATCATATGTTGCCCATACATCAACTGTTCTTTGCAATACATTGTCTAATACATGATAAGCTGCTCTTATTACATTATTAATTCCAACAACACCTAACATATCGAGGTACTTAAGGACCTGGGTTTTGAAAACTCTCAAGAAACGCCCAGTCTGAGGGCGTAAGCCCGTCCAGATCTGGAATGTTAGAAAACACTTGTGAAGCCCCAGTGCTTTCCTCAGGTTGTGGTTGAACTGTATTTGGACTGTTATAATGTCGTGGTTCGTGAGGCAAGGTCTCTCGTCGTGTTTCAAAATTTTGAAATACAGGGGATTTGGAACGTCCCAGATATACACGCCACTCTCTGCTCGATCCGCAGTGATGTATTCCCCTGTGCGTGAATCCGTGATCATGGCAGTTGATCGATATGTAATACGAACAACCACACTGCAAATCAACTCGTCTCCTGCGGATGTTCTTCTTCTTCTTCTTGGGGAGCGACGTTTTCGCGACCGGAATAGAGTGGTCCCTCGAGTGTAATGAAGACTGCATTCTTCAATGCCCACTGTTTCAGTGCTGCATTCTTTTCTTCGTCCAAGAATTCTTTATAGCTGCTTTGTGGTCCTTTATTGCACAAGAAGATAGTGGGAATGCCGCCTTTAATCATCATCGGCTTTCCGTATTTTGTGTTGCTTTGCCAGTCACGCTGGGCCCCCATGAATTCTTTAAAGTGCTTTAGATAGTGGGGATCAACGTCATCAATGACGTTGTACCAAGCATCGTTACTGTAAACCCTAGGGTTTAGATCCAAGTGACCGCACAAGTAATTGTGGGGTCCCAAACTACGCGCCCACATTGTTTTGCCCGTACGACTATCGCCCTCCAATACTAACCCTATGGGTCTAATCGGGAGCGCAGCGGAAAAAGGCCGCGCAGCGGAACACCTCAAATTTGACGACACCCAATCGACGAGTTCTGGCGGAACTCTGTCGAAGGACGAAACAGTAAATGGCGAACGATAAACTTCGATTCGAGAAGGAAAAATCCGATCTAAATTTGTCATTAAATTGTGAAACTGCAACACATAATCTTTTGGTGCTAATTCTTTTAGCACCTTCAATGCGTCTTCTTTATTTCCAGTATTAATTGCTTGTGCGTATGCATCGTTAGCTGTTTGTTGACCACCACGAGCAGATCGTCCATCGATCTGGAAAACACCCCACTCTAAAACGTCTCCGTCTTTGTCGATGTATGTCTTGACATCTGACGCTGATTTAGCTCCCTGAATGTTCGGATGGAAATGTGCTGACCGACTTGGGGCAACCAAGTCGAAGAATCTGTTATTTTTGCACTGGAATTTTCCTTCAAATTGGATGAGAACATGGATATGCGGAGACCCATCTTCGTGAAGCTCTCTGCAGATTTTTATGAATTTCTTTGATGTAGGGGTTTCTAGGTTTTGTAATTGGGAAAGTGCCTCTTCTTTAGTTAGAGAGCACTTTGGATATGTAAGGAAATAGTTTTTTGCATTTATTCTGAAACGAGTTGGCGGAGCCATAAACCTCGTATTTCCAACCGGTGTCTCTCAACTTCTTGTATTATATTGGTGTCTGGGGTCCTATATATACATAAGACCCTAAATGGCATAATTGTAATTTTAGAGATAAAATTACTTTAATTCAAACTCCTATAGCGGCCATTCGTATAATATT